GCCCCCCCGACACAGCACCAGCGTCAGAGACGCACCGGCTGCGCAGCATGCCTGCCGCACGGAGGCCGGGAAGCCCAGAACGACTTCGTCACCGGCCGCGGTGGCCGTGGCGGTAGCGGTGGCGCCGGGATAGGCCACGCCGTCCTTGTACAGCGTCGCCGTGACAGCGCCCGCCGCCGTGGGTGCCAGCGTGATGGACACATCCACGTCATAGATGCCGTCGCAGCCGCGGCCGCCGAAGATGTTGACGGCGTTGCCGTTCAGGCGGACGTCACAGCCATGCTGCCGGATCGTGCTGCCCAGAGGGATCACACCACCCTCGGCAACGGTGACAGGCGTCTGCATGGCGGCGTACAGGATAGATTTACAAGCCATACTTTACTCCTTCCTAATGGTCGGGCGGGGCTATAGCCCCGCCCGTTAGCCCCAAGCAGGGCCTTGCGTTTGCGCTTACAGGGTGCTGCCGTTGCAGCTGCCGCAGGTCGCGGGGATCACCTGACCGGCGCCGGTGGCCGCCACGCCGTACAGCGCAGGCTTGGTCAGCATACGACCCTCAATGGCATCCAGGCGGCGGTCAACGCCGCAGCAGAATGCAGACAGCTTCTCGCTCAGAGCATCAGTCTGCTTCTTGGTGAAGATACCGTTCTTGAGGCTCTGGTTCTCCATCTTTAGGTCGAAGATGGTTTCCTGCAGACGCTGCTCATAGATGCGGCTGGCCTGGCTGGTGATGGCCTCGGTGCTGGCGTTGATCGCCATGCGGGTGTCGTTGCTCTGCTGCTCGATCAGGTACTGGGTGTGGGCGGCGTCGATGATCTCCTGCTTCTCCACCTGGCAGTTGCTGACACGGCTGCAGCCGTTGTCGGGCATCATGACAGGCATGTTGTTGCCGCGGCCCCAACCGCCAAAGCCATTGCCGAAGATGGCGAAGATCACGATGATCACGAACAACACCGCGATCCAGCTCATACCGGAACTACGATCGTCCATACTACGCCCTCCTTTCTCAAAAAAATATTTATTCCAACGGCTACTTGAGCCGGGGGAATTTCGTGGAACCCTCCGCTTTCGCGTTCTGAGGGCGCTGTGAGCCGTCCTGCGTACCCCCAACGATTCTATCGGCGTCTGCCTTCAACGCCTCAGGTGTCGTTCCCAGCAATCCACAGATGGCCCTTGCCTGCATGGTCTTGCCGTAGCGCTGAAAAATGCTGTTCACGATACCGGAATCGATGCCCAGGCGGCGGGCCGTGCTCTGGCAGTCCTCCAGCGTGTCAGCCGTTCCGTTGATTTCTTTTTTCGCCCGCTGTACTGCGCTCTGCAGGTTGACTCCGGGAAACATCTTCCCGATAGACGCCAGGATCTGCTCCATTCCCATTTTCCTTCATCTCCTTGATCTGGGCCGTCAGGCCCTTGATGATATCGGACATGTCCGCCATGGCGGTCTGCATCTCGCTCATGAGCTGCTCCTGCGTCTTGGGCGGGGTGATGATCCCCAGCTCCACCAGCTTGTCATAGTACTGCTGCGTGGTGCCCTCCAGCTCCGCGTAGGCCGCGCAGGTCTTGCCGATCAGCTGCTGCTTGTTGCCAAAGTAGTCCGCCTGCCAGATGTCTCCTCCGTCGACAAGGCACATCAGACAGGGGCTGCCGGAATATCCGGCGATTGCGAATTCATTCACGGGCCGCACCTCCTTGTTGATAAAATCATAAAACAAAAAAGACCCAACAAAGGGCCTGAAAAGGGTCCCTGTTGGGTCTTTCTTTCACTTGCTATTAACGGCGTCCGCGATCTTGCGGTAGCCCCTGCGCCTGCACTTCTTCACGTATTCCTGCGACGCGAAAAGCCGGTCGGCCACCTGCTGGCGGGACTTCCCCCGCACGTCGCACTCGATGATACAGAACGCCTCATCCCCCGGCAGCTCCAGCCCGGCGATGAAACTCACCGCCCGCTGGGGCGCCATAGACTGTAGTTTCGCGCGGATAGCTCGATGTGTCGGATTCATGTTGATTCCCACGCCGTGAGCTTGCGGAGCTTGCGCGGAGGCGGAGGACGGCGGATCGTAGCCTTACGCCTCGCTCAGATTTGTGCCCAACTTGGGCACTACTTCCCCAGCAGCTTACCCCACGTGCCGTTACCGGCGATGCCGTCAGCCCCCAGAGAATATTTGGTCTGGAACTTCTTCAGCGCCGCCTCCGTGCCTGCGCCGAAGTCGCCGTCGGTACCGGCGCTGCCGCAGCTGAAGCCGTTGGCGATCAGCGCCGCTTGCAGGGTTTTCACATCGTTGCCCTCCATGCCTCGGGACAGCTGCCGAACCTTGACGGTGACGGTCTTTTCGACCACCGGCGCGGCGGGCTGTGTGGTGGGCACAACCGTGACGCCGCTCATGGCTCTCTTCACATCCTGCCGGAAGCCCGCCATCGTGTAGCCGATGCCAAGCCCCGTCCACAGGTGTTCCGGGTCAACGTGACCGGAGCCGATGCCCCGCTTGCCGCACTCATAATGAGACAGGATCACGCCGTCCTTCAGCGGGTCAAGGTTATACTTCTTGCACAGCATGGCAAATAGCTCCACGGCGGCCTTATAAGCCGTCTCGCACTGCTTGAACGCCTTGTCCTTGTCTGTAATGGTGAACTTGGCCCCGGGGGTGTACTTGATGGCGGAGGGTTCGCACATCTCCACGCCCACGTGGGTGTTGTTGGCGGAGCCGCCCACATGCCATGCCCGGAAGTTCCACGGCAGGCACTGATACACCGCGCCGGAGTTGGCATCAATGAACGCGTGGACGCAGGCCCGGTCATAGCTGGGGCTGTTCCACTTCTTGGTGAACACCTGCGCCGACGGCTGGGCACAGCCTACAGAGTGCAGTACAAGCCCTTGAGGGCCGCGCCGCTGGAACGTGGTGTACCGGTCGTCGGCGTTGGCCATGTTGGCATGATAGCAGGGGTTCAGCGTTAGAAAGTTCTCAATCAGCTGCATCCGCTTTCACCTCGCCGTTGACCACCTTCGCCGCAGCGCAGATGGCGTCGATCATCTCGCTGACCTTCTGTGCCGCTACATCGTCATAGGGGAAATTGGCGCTCTTGGCGGCGCTCTGCACGCCCGCCATGACCCACGCCTTGCGGGCCGCGCCTTCGGCAAACAGCCCCTCTGCCTGCTGCATCAGATCCAGCACGATGGCCACGATCTGAGGCCAGTTCTTCTCTTGCACAGCCGCCTTGACGGTCTGCACCAGCTTGACCACCAGCGGAATGCACACGGCCAGACCGCTCAAAATGCTTACTACGATTTCAACCCAACTCAGATTATTCATGACATTACCTCATCTTTCGTTTTGATTTTGATCCCTGCCAGCAGGGCCAACTCAACTGTCCACGCCGAAAACCACGCCACCGTCAGCGCGTCCGGCACCATCTTATCGAAGAACGCCGCCCCGATCACGGCGATGCAGTACCACGTCAGGTTGACCACCGCCAGAATCGTGAACTTCGTTCTCCGCTTCATTTTGGGCTTTTTCGCCACCCGCTTGCCGCTCATGGCTCCACCCAGTTCAGGCTTGAGACGGCGGAAAGTTTGTTGTAGTCAACCAAGCTCACCGTCTCGCTCCAGTTATCTAGCACCAGCAGGAACTTTGCCCGCTGATACTCCTCCACGCCCACCAACACCACGCTGTGGTCGTGGTAGTAGCCCCGACCGTCGTCCCACAGGTTCAGAACGGCGGGAATGCCCCGCTCCGCCAGCCTGCGGGCCGTCAGCCAGTTCCAGCCCACCACCTTGCCGTAGGCGCTGCGGGGCGTTCCCGGCTCGTGCAGCACCCGTAGAAGCTCCTTAGTGATAGCCTTGACCGTCAGAGGATTCGTTCCCTTCCTGTCACCGTCATAGCCATGCTTGGTGGCGATGTGCTCAATGGTGTCGTACCACCGCGCCCCGTAGATGCAGGCCAGCGAGGTCAGCGTACAGTCCAGCTCCTTGCCGTAGTTCTTTTGGAGCAGCCCCGTCATGGGGATCAGCTTCCGGTAAGTCTGCTTGCCCCGGTTGGGGTACTCCAGCTCCAGCCGCTTGTAGTCCAGTCTGTGGGTCATGCCGGTTCCCCCTTTCGGATGGGCAGGCGGCGCACCTCCTCCATTACGCGCTTGGCGCTGCCGTTGCCGCCCATTTTCTCATACGGCGCGTAGAGGTAGTCGTTTAGGTTTTCGTACTCATCCTGCGTAATGTGCCCCCGCTGCACATACACCATACCCAGATGCACGATCCGGTCATGAGCCAGCCCTACCAGCATCTTCCGCTCTGCGTCGTTTTTGTCGGCCCGTTTGGCTACCAGCGCCCACAGGCCGCCGCTGGTCAGTGCGGCCACCACGATGGCGCTGATGGCCGGAATAACATACTGCCACATATCAGACCTCCTCCCATCCATATACACCCGGCTCCCACACGTTGTTGTCAATGGTAGACTGCCATGTTTTGCCGCCGTGTGTCACCTTGTCGCCTGTCATGTAGGGGTTGGTGCTGTCTGGCTGCTGCCACGCGGGGATGACGGCGGGGTCGGGGATCAGCACCTGCGCCCACAGGCTGGGCGCGTCCGCCGGGTTCCAGCCTGACTGCGATGTGTGGGCCTGTAGGCACTTGTAGACGTATCCCCCATACAGCCGCCGGTCTCCCGCGGCATAGGCCACCCCCTCGCCGTCCCACGGGCGGTAGAGCAGCGGCGCTGCCGCCGCCTGTGCGTCCGTCAGCACCACCGCTGCGGCATCCATACTGGCCCGAATGGCCTGGGCCTGCGCCATGATGTCAGTCCTCATCTGTCACCACCCCCAGCGTCTGCAAAGCCGCCTTGTACTGCTCAATTTCTTCCTGGGCGGTCAGCACCTCTTTGCCATCCCGCCAGAACTTGCCATCACTATACGTGTCTCCAATACCCACCGGACGGTCATGGAGCGCCACCGCACCAGGGAAATCTTTAGCATTAGTATCTCTCAATGCTATAATATTAGTTACTATATTATCTTGAATAATTGCGTATCTCATATGGTTTCCTCCCTATGTTGGCGAATAATGACTATGCCGTCAGCTGCTGCTATAGTACCATTGAAATAGTATCCACCATTACCTGAATTTGGAATGCTCATAGTAAGATTATCGCCTCCGCCGGAAGCGTATAGGTCGCCGTCTGCTTCGCCAAATTCTCGTGTGGTGGTACCCTGTCCCTTGCCGCCAGCGGTATTGGCCGTCGTACCATCGCCACCATCTGTACCACCAGCGGCCTTACCACTTGTACCAAAGAGGCCACCACCGCCAGAGCCACCTGCTCCGCCAGGTTTCTTTTCTTTTACATCACCAGTCGGAGAACGCTTTCCCCCTTCCGCCAATAAAGAAAACGCAGTAGTATTACCACCATCTGAAGTACTACTCGAATTCGATGTGGCAGTTGTTCCTCCGCCACCAATTACAATAGGATAAATTGTATTAGCCATTAATACAATAGATTTTCCTGTTGTAGTATATCCTGCACCACCAGATCCACAATAGGCTCTTCCCCCACCGCCACCGCCGCCTACTAGAAATCCATCTATATTCATATTTTTTAATGGAGTAAAATTTCCAGAACTTAGAAATTTAATTTTCCAAGGTTTTCCTTCAATAACCTGGTAAGTTCCATCTCCACCTGTCCAATTGAAATCCTCGCCGATGATGGGCGCGGAAATGGCGCTGCCGCCCGTGGCGGGGCCTGTCATGTTAAGGATCATGTGATCTCCTCCTAACCCAGAATAATAACGTTGGCGGTCACAGCTTCCTCCGGCACCATCTCGCAGGTGAAGGTCAGCGTCCCCGTGCCCTGCGCCGTGCCGCGGATACCCGACTGCGCGTAGGCCATGAAGCTGTCCGGAGCCGCGCTGACGATAATGTTGGCGCTGGCCGTCATGTCGCTGACGGAGACGGTCTGCTGCTTGGTGTCCGCGTTCCAGCCGGACGCCAGCAGGAGCACGGAACGAGGCTTGGGCGCGTCCGCCTTGGCGTTCCACACAGCTTTCTCCGCGGCGGACGTGTGCAAACTGATGCTGTCAGCATGCGCGTTCAGCGCGGTTTGGATCGCGTCGGCGTAGGCGAAGATGTCCCGCGCCTTTCCCTGCGGGTCGTAAACGGCTTGCGTCATATCGCCGGAGCCGTCGCCATCCCGGCCATTGTAGACCATGAACGTCGTCGTGCTGCCGTCTGTCAGCGTAACGGTGTAGGTGTCGGTCGTGCCGGGCGCACCGGTTCCGCTCGTCCGGTTGATAGACTGGATAGACGAGCCGTCATCGCCGTTCCAGATGGTTGTATTTGTTTTGTGTTGAGTCGGAGCGCCGCCGCTGGACGAATAGACCGTTTCGGTGATGGTCAGCGTCTTTCCGCCGCTGGGGTGCTCGTCGGTCGCCGCCGCGTCAGAGACCGTCACGCTGACATCGCTGCCGTGAACGCCGATATCTCCCTTGACGCCCTTGGCCCCGTCGTACAACGTGAAAACGTGGTCTCCGTCCTTGTCGGTGATGGTGATAAGATAGGCGGTGGGGGTAGTAGGTGTGGCGGGTGCTTGCAGCACACTCACCGTAGGGCTGACACCATCAGGCCCGCGCAGGCTGTTCGATGTCCACACCGCGCCGTCCGCGGCGGTGATCGTCATGGTGTCGTTGTCATTAAAGTCAATGTCCGCGATGCCGCCGTGGCCGTCCAGCCACGCCAGCAGCGTCCGTCCCTGCACCTTCTTGGCCGTTCCAGCCTGCTCCATGACGAGAAGGTCGGTAGCGCCGATGGTGGTGGCCTCCGGCAGCTGGCCGATAGATCTGTCAGCCATCTTCCGTCACCTCCGTTTCCTCCGTTGCTGTAGCCAGCAGCCTGTCCAGTGCTTGAATGCATCCCAGCAGCAGGTCGAGGTTGCCGCTGCCGTGTACCTCGATCCGATCCAGCGCCAGCCGGACGGACTGGATGGTGTCTCTTTCGGTTGTTTTCATGTAGCCCTCCTTATGTGGCCGCCAGTACACGCTTTGACGTGGTGACGCCGTCCTCGTTTTTGTAGCGGATGACCGTGCCTACATACTGTGCGCCGTTGACGTAGAGGCTTGGAGTAGAGATTAACCCCGTGTAGGTCTCGCCTGAAAATAGCTTGCTGATGTTGGCCACCTTCGCCGACAATGAAGCCACGCTCGCCTTCGTCGCGTAGACCTCACCGAAATTAGCGATGTCTGCGGATATCGATGAGATCGCGCGGGCGTTGGTGGCGATGTCGCCCGCATTTGTCTCGATATCGCTGGTATTGGTAGCAATGTCCGCCGTGTTCTGCGCCGTCTGCTTCTTCTGCCGCACGGCGTCCCGCTCCTGCGCGGACAGGTACGGATACTCGTTGTCGATCTCCTCCTCCGCCGGAGCGCTCACCGTCGCCCGAAACAGGCGGGAAAACGTGGTCGTCTTGGCGTGTATACCGCCGTAGATGCCGCCCACGGTCACGCCGTCGCCCAGCTCCGCCGCCGGGTCTAACAACGCGTCAGCGGCCTCGTAGGGCTGATAGCGGTAGGGTTTGACCGCCGCCAGAATGTTCGCCGCCAGCGTGTCGCCCTTGATGCTGGGCAGCAGCGGCACATTGACTGTCAGCTCCCGTCCCGTATTGTCGCCGGACGTGTAGCTGTTGGTGCCGTCCGTCACCGTTACCTTGCTGTAGGGCTGCAGCTTGTCCGCCTCCGTCAGGCCGGACGCGCCGTTGCCCACGAAAATCTTACCCGACAAGTATCCTGTCACCTCCAAACGTGATGGCATTGCCGCCGTTGTCCACCAGATAATTGGTCTCCTTCGGCAGACTGTTCAGCAGCACCAGCCGCAGTTTGCCCACCGGCGTCATGCACCAGTTGCCGCCGTACCACCCGGCGATGGCCTGTAGCAGCTCCCGGCAGGTGTAGTTTCTGGGCTTCGTCACCTTGTAGTTCTTGCCGCTGGCGGAAAAGAAGCTGTCCGTCTCGCTGTCCAGCATGATCCCGACTTGGGTACAGACCCGGTTGACGATGGTGATATCCGTCACGCCGCCGGTGCCCACGCTGCCGGTATACCACTGCTCCGTGGCCAGCATCTTGTCATAGCCGTGCAGCGTCAGCACGCCGGTCTGCTTGTTGTAGCTCCGCTTGTCCACGTTGTAGACCCCCTGAGCGATCCACTCCGAAACAGTCTGCCCGTCAAGACTTACCAACCGAACTTCTGGCCGCAGCTCTGCTCTGCGTGACACATCGCTTGATGTTACCCCTCGCAAACCAACTTCTATCTCTCCTGCAACTGCTCCTCCAACGGAAGGGGTTTCCCCGGAAAACAAGGCATGTTTAACCACAAGCGAATTTTCCATGATCTTACTTTCACCGTAAGATGTGTCACCGATCATGAGCCGCGTTTCCGTGGTGTGGGATTCCACCAGCAAAGCCTGATAGGTTGCATCTGTTGTTTGCATGGCTTACCTCTCGATCAGCGGGAATGTGATCCCGCTCCACCAATCCGCATCCGGCTTCTCGATCAAAAAGCTGGCAGGATTGTTATTGGAATACATGGTAACGCCGGAGCGCATACCATACATTGGGTCGTAGTAATCCACCGTTACGTATTCCGGCAAAATGGCATTCAGTACCGTCATAGCTTCTGTGTCTGTCAGGGGGCGGCAAGTAATATCCAGCCGGATTTTTGTCGCCACCCGCCCGCGTTGCATATAGGCGTCCATCGTCCGCCCCGAGTTCGGGGCGTCGATGTCGCTTCTCTGCCACTTCACACCTTGCTTGGCGATGTACGGCATGAAGTTCACGCCGTTTACAATAAGTTTCATTTTCATGCCGTCACCCCCTATCCGTTTACTCTGGCGTTGTTTCGTTGCTGTTGTGCAATATACCGACCCAGATTAAAATTACCGTTGTTTCCTCCTTGCTCCCGCATGGCGGTAATGATCTGCTGGGCAACAGCGTAGATTGCAGTAACAACATCGTCGTTAGCTTCCCGTACACCGTAGGTAATGCCCTCTACGATCTGGTCATTGTTGGCAACGGCGGTTCTCCGACCGATACCGCCTACCATCTCCGCACCGGCTTCCCGCGCGATAAACAGCTGCCCTTCGTCCACAAAACCGCCATTTGCGAAGGTGCGTACACCGGCAATGTTGCCAATCTGCCGCATATCCATCGTAATACTGACGGTGCTGGGGAGTTGATTCAGTTTGTTGATGATGCGTTGAATCGAGTTACAAGCATTCGTTTCCGCAGTGGAAAAGCTGTTTGTGATTGATGTCTGCATAGATGTCAGCTTATCTGTAAACAGTGTGCTTTTCCCATCAATGCCTACCACAAAACCTGTAACAAGATTTTCACCAACATTGCGTAAATTCGTGTACGTGTCCGTTGCCAAGTTGCTAGCATCACCGCCCTGCGCCGTAAGATTTTGCATCTGTGTGATAAGCTCCTCATAGCTGGACAGCATTCGTACTGCGGTTCTCAGTTCGGGGACGGCTATTTTCAGTTTCTCGTTAAGCGTAGAGGTCTGCTCGTAGATGTTGTTAACATCTTTCGCCAATTTGTCGATGGGGTCTTGGGTAAACCAGCCGACAATCGTGTCGATTGTTGCACTTAGTCCGGCTATTGCGGAAACCTCCGTATATCGGACAACATGACCGGCAAACTTTGTCATGAAGTCTACAAAGTTTCCCATGTTGTCAGAAAGAGACGGAAGTTTTTTGTTAAGCCTTTCAAGCGCAGGAGAAAGGTTATCGTTAAGTTCATCGGCAACCGCAACCAAGCTTTCAGTAAACGCAATAAACGCTACCGCCAGCTCTACAAGGATTGCAGTACCAAGCCCGATTGCCACAGGGAGCAAGCCAGCGGTTGCCACCGTAGCCACACCGAGAGCGGCAGTTACAACGCCAATTCCCACCAGCAGAGCTGTTCCCAGTCCAATCCCGGTCGCAATCGTCTCACCATTGTCCAAAACAGGCTGCCATGCCTGCCCAATTTCGTCGAGAGCTTTACCGATACCCCAGATTTCTGCGAGAAACAGTGCTGCCGCAACACCCAATTCCAGTAAAATCAAAGTACCGATTCCAATGTTGAGTGCTACAGCACCTCCCAGAGAACCGAGCGCGTAACAGGCCACACCAATGACCGCCAACAATCCGGCTCCAACGCCAACAGCGATTGCAACAGTCCCGGCGTTGTCGATCACAGGCTGCCATGCGTCTTTCACCTTTCCCAGTTCCCAGCCGAGAATAGCAATAGCACCAACAAAGATGACTGCTCCCGCTGCGACTTCCGCCATAACGACCACTCCAAGTCCAAGGTTCTTGGCAAGGCCGCTAAGTTTCGGAGAGAGGTTCCCGGTCGCCGTTTCCAACCCGCTTGTAGCTTCTGTGACTTGCTGAACAGCCGTGACAGACTCTCCCGCATTACTGATGCCTTTCAGTTTGAAAAACCAATCAAGGGCGACAGCCAAACCGCCAAGAACTTCCAGTCCGCCGATAATCAGCGTCACCTTGTCTACGCCGCTCCAATCGCCTTGCTTGATTGCTTCCCAATTTGTAGCCAGCTCACGAACAACGGTAGTCAAACCCTGAATGGCAACTGTCCAACCTGCGGCTTTGATGTTGCCGGTCAACACTTCGATACCGATTGCGAGATTAGTCAGCCCTCTCACCGCAGTCAGAGCGTTGTCCCAGTTCACGCCGTTATCGGAAATATCCTTAATGGCCGCCACAATCTCACCGATGCCCTGTACGACTTTCAGCGCACCACCCAATTTCACATGACCGAGAACAATGAAAGCGTCACCGACCATACCGGAGAACTCGCTTATCATGCCTGCGACATTCTGGAAGGTCGCACCGTTGTCCATGAAGTCGCGGAGATACCGTTCAAATTCCCTCATGTCGGCAAGGAACATGGACAGCCCCAATACGGGGAAGTCAATAGAGAACTTCAAGTTCTTCGGGCGGAGGTCTTTCAGCATTTTCAGTGCTGTTAGGAAATCTTTCGACACTTTCCACGCCAGAATCCCGGCTCCGATAGAGGTCACGGTTGCCAGAATATCCTTGAGGTTTTCTTTTACGAAGTTCACAAACGGCTCAAACTTTTTTTGCCACATGTCGATATTTTTGCTGACGGCGTTTGCGAGAAAGTCATATCCTGGTAGGTCAATGCCTAAGTCTCCGCCGCCAATGCCACCAATGCCGCCGCCCGATGCGCTTTTCGTTTGATCCGGTAAGACATTCAGCTCGTCAAAGCCAGCCAGATATCGCTTTAATTCTTTGGCAGAATCCGTGGCATCGCTCAGGTTGTCTGCAATGTCCCCGGAACCCATTGCAGCATTGGAAAAACCGTTTTTCCATTCCGGCTCCTCCAGCGTCACACCGAACAGTGCCGCGATAGCCGCGATGATCTCTCGCAGTGCTTTGGCAAATGCAATCAGCACGGGGAGCACCTTTGTCAAAATTGGAATAAACAGGTTGCCGATGGCTCTCGCCACCTGTTCCAATTGCGCCTTGAGTACGCGCAGCATATTGGTGGGGTTTTCCAGTGTTCGGGCCATATCGCCCTGCACCTGCGTCACCTGCGTCATCATGGCGTAGTAGCGCAGCTGCGCTTTCTCTGCCTGTGTCATGGCAGAAACGCTTTTCGTAATACCCAGATTCAAGGCTTCCTGCTGCAATCTCGCTACGGACAGGTCGTAACCCAACCGCCGCAGAGGCTCCAGCTCACCCGCGATACCGGACTGCACCTTTTGCATGGCATCCGAGAAGTTGATGTTGTAGAACGACGCGATGTCATAGCCTAACTGCGTCAAATTTTTGGACATGAACGCCGCCTTGTCCGCCGCCACACCAAAGCCGGAAATAATGGTGTTGAACACGCCCTGATTTCGCATCCACTCCGCCGGGTCAATGCCCATCACTTCGGAGACCTGCTGCGCATACCGATAGGCTTCTTCTGCGTATTCGCCCATCGACACGGTGAACAGGTTCAAGTCCTCCTGATATTCGCCCGCCTTTGTGATGGCATAACCTAAAAAGCTTGCCACCTTTCGGAACACATAGACAATCGCGCTGAATTTCAGCCCCTTAATCGCCAGCCCAAGCCCGTTGGTCTGCATTCTGGCATTTTGCATGGCGTTGTTGTACTGGGCAGATGATGTGATAACTCTCTGGATACGGGACGGGAAAGACGAAAAGCCAGCGGAAACCTTCTGCATTTCATCGGCAAAAGGCTTCATGGCGGCGGCAAGGTCTTTCATCTGCTGTGTGAACTTGTCAATATCCGCCGTTTCCAAATCCTCGATCACCTTCGGTAGCTTGGAAAGCTGATTGATAAAGGTGGTCATGTTGGCCTTACCCAACTCGGAGAGAGGGCGTAGACCGTTGGCAAGGGATTCCAGTTTATCGCCGTCCGTAAACTTGATGCTGCTTACCGCCGTGCTGATGGCGGACAGCTGATTGCCGATGGAAGAGGAAATTTTCAGGTCTTTGATTCCGTTCAGCTTCGACAGGGAATTTGCCAGATTGGAAAGCTTCTGGGACACGTCCAGCCCCTTCACCGCCTCGGAAATGGCCGCAATGCCCTTCGCCGTGTTTTTTAAGCCTGTTGTGCCGCCCTGCGTGGCGGATTTCAGGTTTTTCAGCGCGTTTTTCAGCCGGTTAAGACCGCTTTCGGCGCTGGCGCTGTCGTTGGAGATTTTAAATTCGAGGCCTTGCAGCTCCACATTTTCAGCCATTTGCGCCACCGCCCTTCTCAAATTTCTTGTTTATTGCCAAAGCAAACATCTGCATATACGCTTTGGCCTTTTTGTCCCCTTCATTTTGCTCCGCGTTCTTTTTGTCCTTCGGCCTTTCATATAGCTCATAGGGCTTATCCCGGTATGGAACAGGCTTCGCGCCCTTCTTGGCAAAGGCATGCATCACCGGCACCACGTCCAGTAACGCTTCGTAGATGTACGCGCCTTGCAGCCACAGGTCCTGATTGCGCATATCCCGTTTCAGCTTCCACGCCTTACGGTAATAGGTGACAAACTCCACATCCATTTCCCAGAACTGCTCATAGCTCATGCCGATGGACAGATAGAACGGAAACACTTTCTTAAAAACATCCGTGTAAGCAAGCGAGGGGGCGGGGTCGTCCCCACCCCCTCCATTCTCGGAAAACAGGTCGCTTACATACCCACTTTCCACGTCGGGTTTCCCTCTTCACCCTCATCGGGGTCAGAGAGCAGCGTCATGGCGGTGTCGTTGTACATCTCCGCCAGCACCATCACCAGTTCGTCCTTGTGGGACAGCTTGGCGAAAATCTCATCCTTCGTGGACTGCTTGGTGTCCCGGTGGTTTGCCAGAAACGCGCCGGAGAACAGCAGCGGGATCATGATGTTGGGCTGATCGGGCAGCTTGTTGATGTCAAAGCCGCTGGATTCCATCTGAGCCGCCGTCTTTCTGGTGTATTCCAGCAGATAATTTTTGCCGTTCTTCGCGCCGGAAATGGTCAGTGTCTTTGCCATCTCTTATTCCTCCTCAAGCTGAATGGGCGTGGACGGTGCAATGGTGATACCGATGTCCACCACTTCGTTGACGCCGCCGCCGGTGGGATACGCGGTCAACTGTCCGTCAAAGGAGAACTTGCCGTCACTGCCGGTGGGTGTCAGCGTACCGGCATTTTCCGTGCCGCCGAACCACACGGCGTACTTCTCGTTCTTACCTTCCAGCGCTTTCAGCGCCTTGAAATTGGTCAGATCGTAGTTGGCCGTGAAGCTCAGGCCATCCAGAGACTGGATACCGGCGATGTAGGTCTGCATCTTATCGGAAAGGGTGGTGGTTTCCAGCATCTCGGGGTCGCCGCCCAGGTCGGGGAACTCCTTGATGTCGATCAGTTTGGTATAAGCGGATTCGGAAGCACCCTTGTGCATAAGGAACACTTTATAAGTGCTGATTGCCATAAATTACCTCCTGTATAGTTTCGTTCCGTCTGTTTCTGCCCGATACCGGGCCACAAGACGGTAGATGGTTGCGTTTTCAAGATTGGGAATAGGTGACAGGGAGATGCGCCGGAAATTCCGGGCATACATCATTTTGTCGATAAAGCTCATGATCTCCCGGCACTCAGCTTTCTTACCGGGGGATTTGTTGGAATAGACGTTCACCTCGTACATCAGCGCTGCAAACCGCTCCGCGTCAGAGGAATCCATCCGCTCCGTGGGCATGTAATTGTCCTGCTCTACAATGCTGACGTGGGGAAAACTGGAGGGAGCCGCCACATACTCGCTTGTGGAAGTCACTTTTGGATAGGCTTTCGTCAATGCCTGCGCAATAGACCCGTAGATTTCATTTTCGATGTCGATCACACAAACACCTCCTTTGCCAGTGTGTACACTCTGGTCTCCAGTTCCTTCACCGTCTCATACATGAACATGTTGGCCGGGTTGCCGTGGGTGATAACCACCGTTGTGCCGTTGGGCTTCTCCTTCACAAGGCCGTTTGTGCCCGGCTCACCGTAGTAGCCCCACGAACTCTGCTTGCCGTGTCCCTTGCCGTAGGTGCCCCGCGTCATGCCCAGCTCATGAGCTTCCGGATGGTTGTCCGGATAGGTCACGCCGGTGCCGAACTCGATAAACAGAACAGAAGCCCCGATGGCTACAATGGCCTTTGCGTTGCCCTCCCGCTGCTCCACGGAAACGGAAACATCGTTTGTGCCGTCATAAACCGCCTGCGAGAACTTGGCTGACGCAATGGAAAGCCCCTCCTCCGCCAGCCGGTCAATGAAAATGCCTGTCCGTTCCTTCAACCAGACTTCGTAAGAGGACAACTCTTTCAGGAGTTTCCTGATGCCGGACACGCTCAAGGGCACTTGAATCGTTTTCACGACACACTCACCTTCTGCACCGCGTAGGAAATGAAATTCCGCGACTTCGCCACTCGCTTTACGATGTAGTCATACAGCGGCGTGCCGTCTTCCCGGTATTCCGGCTTCTTGTCCAGAAAGAGAACGGTGTTTTCGTCGATGGGACATTTCAGATCGTCCGTGATAATTACCTTGTCGTAGGACACGAAATTACCGAACTGCTCTACCTGTGCACTTCCCGCGCCGGTGGACACGCTGGCCCGCAGTTTTGCGGCGGGCTTGTAGAGGATATTGTAATCTCCGGACAGGTTGCCGTATTCGTCCTTTACGGCCTCCTTGCGGTCGTACAAAAGGTAGTAAAGCGGCACCTTGTTGCGCTCCATGATCTTCATCTCATCCTCCGATCACACCGGCGAACGGTACGATGTCCCGCAAAAGAGACGGGGGCACGTCGCCGTCTTCATAGGTGGCGTTCACGCCGTTTTCGCTGTGGGCGGTCTGTCCTTCGGCTCCCCGCTTGTTCAGCAGATACACGGCGATCTCCACCTGAATGTGCTGGTACTGTTCCGGTACTTCCGCCACAGACGGGTCATAGGGATACGCTTTGCGGCACACCTTGTTCCCCGCGATAGCCAGATAGGCGGAAAGCACGTCCGGATCGTTCTCGCCTGTCATGGTGCTGACCATCGCGGTCATTTCGTCGATACTCATGCTTTCCGCCTATCCTTTCTTCTCAATTAGCCGCCGACAGAGGCGGTGACAGCCTTGGTGTTCACGGGGTTATCCTCGCTGTTGGCGATAAACACGCTGCGGCTGTAGGTGGGCGCGGTGAAACTCTGGGCAATGCCCGTGAACTTGCCGTGATACCACTCAGGGCCGTGGTCAAGGCCGATCTGGCCGAACAACTGGTACTTCTCGCCTGCGCCGGTCTTTGCCAGCTGCTCCAGGAAGAAGTTGCCCTTGCCGGGAACGGGCTGATACACGGGGGAGATCACGTCCAGATTCAGCAGCAGGGCCGTACCGGCAGGCAGGAACTCGCCCAGGAACAGATATACCACGCCGATGGGGGTCACTACGCTGGACAGGCGGATGCCGTTGATCTCCCGCGCGGCGGGAACCACGGTCAGGCCGTTCTGCACGGCGTCGGCGTTGATCTGGAACATGGTGGTGGCGTCGCACCACAGGGTCAGACCCTCGTGTGGGGCGTTATTGCCGTAGATCTTCTTCACCATGTCGGCAATGTCCCACAGGCCCAGAGGCTTGGAACCCATCGCCTTGACGTTGGTGGTAATGGCGGTCACCAGACCGCGGGTCTTGTTGATAGTGGCGTCGGTGGTGGCCTTGCTGTACACGCCGTTGACGAAGGTGTACTCGATGTCGCGGGCCACCTTCTGCATCTTGGCGGCCACCTGAAAATCCAGCTCGTTCATGGGGTTGGCCTGCTGGTTGGCAATGTTGATGCCGCTCAGGGTGCCCATGTTGCTCTGCTTGGCGTAAGAGATACCAACGGCCTCCATAAAGATCTGGGTCACGTTGGTCTTCTGCTCACGGGTGATAACGGAAGCGTCAGGCGCGGTCAGAGACGCGGTCTCGCTGATGGCGGGCTGAGTGCCGCCGCCGGTGGTATATTCCTGACCGGTCACAAACTCCACATGGTTGGTGGTCTTGGCTCTGCCGCCGATGATGGAGCTCAAGGGGGTGCGGGTGTTGCCCTTGTTGAAGAGCATGCCGGAGTAATTCAGCGCTCCGAAGCTGGTTGCGAAAGTATCAGCCATTTACTTGGCCTCCTTTTATTTTGATTCGGCCTGCGCTTGCAGGCGGGTATAATAGGCCGCCTCTGCGTAATTGCCCAGACTCTGGGCCTCTGCGGCCTTTTTGGCGTAATCCACGCCCTCGCTGCCAACGCCAGCGCCGGGACGGGGCGTCTTTTTCAACGCCTCCGCCTTGACCTGCTTGGCGTGGTTTTCCAGAAACTGCTGCTGGTTGGCAAACATCTTCGCCATGTCGCCGTCCGCCAGCGCCTTTGCCGTGTCCTTTGCCAGAGCCTCGTCATAGCCCTGTGCAACGAACTTCGCCGTGTATTCCGAAACCGTCTTGGCCTCTCGCAGCTCCGCAAGCTCCTTCTCCATGCTGGAGACCCGCTCGTCCTGCTCCTGCTTTTTCTTGTCCTCGTCAGAGAGAAGGTCGTTGTGTTTCTTCTTCCACGAAGCCGCTTCCGAGGCTGCCTTGTCGTAAACGTCCTTCTTCACATAGCCGCTGTAGTCCGGTTCCGGAATGTCGTAGCTTTCCAGTGCGGCAAGCTTCTGCTCTGCCGTCATGTCGGCAAAGCCCTCAATTTTGCTGGTGTCGATCTTAGGCATAATGTCTGTCCTTTCTGCGCTTTTTAGGGTGCATCTCCGCACCATGCTGCGTTATGTCGGTTCTCTCCCGTTTTGCGTTTTTGGTAAGGCGGCTTCTCTGCCGCCAAACACCCGTTCTGGTGAAAAAACAAAAGAAAAAGGGCTACCGATACGTTTTCCGTACCGATAGCCCCTTTTGGCTGTCCCAAACGCCCTATGCGCTTGGCTGTTCGTATTCTGTTTTTGACTTCACTTCCCAGATGCAGAGCTTTCCATTCCTCACGCCGATCTCAACCCTGTGTCTGCGGTTGAGTATCTGCTCGATCGCCTGCACCGCCGCCTCCGACAGTTTGATCTCCTGCATTGACCGCCTCCTGTTTCCGTTCCTGTTCTTCCATATATTCCATACTCATTTTGTAAGCAAGCTGCGGATCGGAAAACAGGCCGCTGTGGGTAAAGGCCAGCACCGGCGCGATCTTGGGGTTGGAAAGCATCATGGTCAGCACGTTGGCCTTTTCCGTGATGTTTTCGTAATTCCGCCGGGTAAACCGGATTTCCAGCCCCGAAAGCTTCAGCGACAGATCGCCCAGATCGCGGCAAATGCGCAGAAGCAGCTTCAAAAACTCTTTTTCCGACCGCTTGAACATCAGCTCCGAATCCTTAGCTCTCGCTTCCGCCGCCGACCAGCCGTCCCGCATGATCACGGCAGAGCCGGTGTCCGAGGTGGAAGAACCGCCGTTTCGGTTTGGCATACCGCAGATGGTCAGCACTGTGTTGTACATGCTGTCCACCAGCGTCTGTGTCTGAGCCTGATTCATCTCCGAGGTCAGATATTGAATCTCTGCTTTCGTCTGCGCGTCAATGTCCTTAAACTTGATCGCGCCCATCTCTTTCAGGTTCCCGAAGTCCTCCGAGGAGATGTCCACGTTGTGGAACAGCATCAGCGCCTGAACAAACTGTTCCACGCCGTCCAGACGGTTGCTCTCCACCGTGTTGATGGCGTCCAGCAGCGGGATCACGATCTCAAACGCGCCCAATCTCGCCTTGTTGGCGGGATATTCGATAATGGGGATACCCAGATACTGCGGCTCACTGTGCAGGATGACCCATGTGTTGTTGACCTCGTAGTAGTGATCCTGCGTATAGCAGCTGAAAACCAGCGTCCCGTCCTCTTTCAGGATGTATTTCACGCCCATCAGCGGCGGATTGCCCAAAGCGGTGGAGTACACCACAAAGCAGTACCTGGGGTCAAGGGTGAAAATCTCAAACGGCGCTTCATCCTCATCTACGTCCGCCATATCGTCCGGCAGAATCATCCGGTACGATGTACCGCAGATGTGGAACCAGTCCGCCAATTCCTTGTCTTTGGCGGGCTTATCCTCGCTCAGAACGTAATCGTTCAGCCGCATCACGTTCTTTGCAATGCCCTCGTCATCGCCCCGGCTCACATACTGTACCGGTTCGCCCATCAGGTAGCCCACCTTGAAGGACACGATCTCATTGGCCCGGTTCTCCACAATCTTGTTGTTGATCTCCGGCCGAACGTCCTTCTCCCGGTTCAAAATCGGCTGATCGCCCCGATAGTAGCGATAGAGATAGTCAATGTCCGCCTGATTCTGTAGGTGGACGAACAGGGCCTTTTGCAGCACGTCGATCACATTGCCCGTCGTGACCTCTGTCACATCCGTATAGATCACTCTGCGCCCAAATAATGCTCTCATGCCTTGCTCCTTTCCACCTATTACTTCCCCTCTATTGTACCACACTTTTTAAGCGGATAAAAGAGGTATATGTGCGTTTAATTAGAATATTTGTAACTTTTTCAGCATGGACGCTTGAAAATCTCCACTTTTGCGCCGTTCAGTGCCTGCGAGAACTCCGCCAGCATCGCCATGCCGTCTGGAACGTCGTCGTGCTTGTTCTTTCCCGCCACCGTGTAAGAGCAGAGCATGTCCATCATTCTGCCGTAATCGGAATTTCGCTTATACAGTGTCTCGTCCTTGAATAGAAAATGCTCCTTCACATACGCCGAATTGACGATGATCTTCGTCTCCTTGTTCGCCGTGGTGAATTTCGTTGTAATGTGGGTGATCCCGTTCCGGTCTTTCACCATTCCTTGTACCTTCTCCGCCACTCTGCCGCCTGCGGAGTTGGATTCAAACCGGCAGGCGTTCACCTTGTCCCGCACCAAAATGTCGGCAAGCAGCACATCCACCACATCGGGCAGTCCGTTGTCGCACACGCAATCGTCGATGTAGTAATCCTGCCCGTATACATGGGCCACAGGGAGAAAGGCGTAGTCCGTGCCTTTGTCCTTCGTGTCGCAGATGCCGATAATCGCGTCCGGTGCCTTGTCCGGCAGCGTGAAATACCGTCTCAGCTCATCCGGATGGTAAAGTAGGCCCTCTCTTTCGATGGGCTGATTCATATAGAGCGCCCTCCAACTGACGGAATCCATAATATCCCGCTGTTCCTTGTAGAACTTGGTGGAAAACCCCACCCCGTAGGCGTAATCGAAGTTGGATTCGTCGTTTTCGTCCATTGCAGGGATGGCGATGAATTTCGCCCGGTCGTTCTTCTCGTATTCCCGCTCCAACCGTCCGATCACGTCATGTACCGACCATCTGGTGGCGATGTGCAGCTCCTTGCAGTGGTCGCCGATCTTTCTCTGCCGCAGGTCGGTGGTGTACGTCTCCCACAGCTTGTCCAATCGTTCTTTTGACAAAGCCACTTCGATACCGGATACCAGGTCGTCGCAGTAGAGCAGCGTCGCCGCACGGTACAGACCGGCGTTGCCCGTTCCGATAGACGTAAATTCCAGCGTTTCAAATCGCTGGCACTTGTCCAGATCAATGCGGCAGTCCTTTGCATTGGTGTTGCTCACGTTGATGCCCGGAAACACATCGCGCCACAGATATTCCCCGTTTGCGTCGAAAATGCGTAAACATTCATCGTATACACCCCGCACGAAAGAATTGGAGTGGCTTCCCGTCAGCATGGGGTCGTTGGGATATTTTCCGCCCAGCCATGTGAGATAAAAGATAGCTAATGTGGTCTTTCCCACGCCGGGGGGCAAACTGATAGCCAGAAGGTCAAGCTTATCATCCGCCAGCGCCTGCAAATCCTTTACCACGCGCCCCAGCATCTTCTTCCGGGGAGGATAAAACCTCTTTTTCGCTTCACGGTTCAGCTCCACATACGTCAGATAGCTGTCAAAATCGTAGGGAGCCTCGAACAAAAGGCACTTTCGCCACTGCTCATAAAACTTGTCCGCCGCCTGTGGACAAGTTCTGATCTTCTCCCGGCACTCCTGCAAGATTTTCTTGTTTTCGCCGTGTGCGGCGGCGTGATCCTCGTCCTCCCAGCTTCGGCACAGGGAAAATAAGTCGTTATACGCCCCGATATCTCCCGGAACTGCTTCCATTTTCGTCCGAATCGACTTTGCCAGTCTTTCGTAGTCCATTTTCCACCTCCAAACGCCAAAAAAAGGAGCTACCCGCATGTTTTCCATGCAGATAGCCCCTTTGGCTGTTGCTCCCGCCCTCGCGGGAGCCTTATTTTGTTATGTTATTCCATCGGCACCAGCGTAAAATCTGCGCCGTATGTGTTGAAGATGTGTTCGTCCGTTCCAACTTCTATCACAGCGCTTTCCCCGTAGGACAGTATGTAGGTGGAAACATTCCGTACCTCTGCGTACCCTTCCGCGTTTTTGTTGACGCTGTTTTTGTCGATGTAAATAATGCTGTTCTTCGCGTTTCCTGTTGCCTTGTATTTCCCAGCTGGAACCATGTACCAGATATATTCGTAGCTATCCAGCTGCATCTTTTTCCCGTACTCGCCAACAACGCCGTCAACGATCCGGATTTCTGTGCCGACAAATGTAGTGTCACCGGCTTCCGTCTCAACTTCTTTTCTTTCAGGAAGCGGGTATTTATCTGCGTTGTTCTGCACGACGTTTCCGCCCACTTCCAGATAAATTAACTCCGCCGTGTTGTCTTCAACGTGGTAACCGGCGGTAAAGGAAACCTCGCTGTATACACCAAACGCATTTGGCGCGTCTACATGGCTTCTTACCGTGTATCGGTCAAACTGCCGCCCAAAAGACCAGTCCATAAGCGGAAAATCGGCAGAGCTTGGATAATTCAGGTATATCGAAACAGCGTCCTTTGTTTTGAAGATCAGCGTATCCTTGATTCCATCATCTACAATGAAGTTTTCGATCTTCCACGGCTCGTAGCCGTTCTTGTATAGGTCGATATCCATTCCGACCTTTATCGACTGCACCGTTCCGTCTGCGCTGCAATAAACCCGCGCCGTAGTCCCGTTTGTGGGAAAACTGTACCGTGGGCCGGATGCCCAATCCTCCACCTTTTCGATTTTCTTCGCGTCTTTGGCGTCAATGCCGATCTCTTCCAGAATGCGATAAAAAGACTTGATCATCTCTCCCTCCACAACAAGGTCAGAATTATCAGAAATGTTTTCTGTGTTGGCGTCTCCCGTGTTCATTTCCTTCTCGCTATCTTGGTGCGTTTCACTCTGCGTTTTACCAACCTCGGAACTTGGCTTGTGCGTAGTGGTCGGGCTTGACAGCGAACCAATCAGTGCAAACACCACGAACCCTCCGACGCACGCGGTGCACACCACGAAGCTCGGCTTTTTCTTTCGCTTCGTAAAAATGCACACCAGCAGCCACACAAAGCCGCCCAGCAGCCCTGCCATGCACAGCATCACCAGTTTGGCGCAGATGGATGAGATCATCAATCATTCCCCCTTCAAAATCGCTTCGTGTGAATTCTTGCTTGCTTCTTTCCCGTACCTGTAGTTCCCGCGATAAGTGCTTTCGTTGCTCAAAATCGCCTGTACCGCAGAGTGCTTGAACTCTTTTCCTCTCTTGCTGCGATAACCGGCCTTGTTCAATTCGTCGGCAATGCCTTGCAGTGTCTTTCCCTCTTTCCGCAGGGCGAAAACCTTCCGAACGATCTCTGCTTCCTCCGGTACAATCTCCAACGTGCCATTTACAGGCCGATAGCCCAGCGGCGGTTTTCCGCCCGCGTATCCGCCGTTTCGCGCCGTCGCGTAGCGGCCAACTGTTGTTCTCAGTGCGATATTCTCGCTTTCCAACTGGTTGAAGGAGGACAAGATCCCGATCATGGCGCGGCCCCACGGCGTTGTAGTGTCTAGCGTCTCATTCAGGCTTACCAAGTCCACGTTGTTGCGCAAAAGATCATCCTCGATGATCGCCAGCGTGTCCCGTTGCTTTCTGGACAGCCGGTCAAGCTTAAAGATCACAATCACGTCGATCCCACCGCTTCTTACGTCCGTCAGCATTTCTTGCAGGCCGGGTCGGTTCGTGTTCCGCCCTGTAAAGCCGTTGTCCTCATAAGTCTTAACGTAAAGCCAGCCCTTGCTCTCGATGCAGGCTTTTGCCATACGCTCCTGCTCAGGCAGAGAGACTTTTCCATCCTCGCCCTGCGCGTCCGTTGACACTCTTGTATATACGCATGCCCTCTTCATCTCATACATTGCACTCACGCTCCATGTTCTCCGTTTTCTGTATTGTACCAGGCTTACAATTATTTGTCAACTGTAATTGTAAAATACGCCTTTTTATTTTTTGGGAATTTACGGGACTAACCCCCGCGCCTGCCGCCGCCGCATATCCCCCGCCCCCGTCACTGGCCGCTGGGCGGCTCTCATACCCTATTTACAATTTTTCTTGAATTTTTGTAATATAACGCTTGACATTTACAAAAATATCTATATAATTGTAAGTGTAAACCAAAAAGAAAAGCGCCCCGGCATCAACCAAGACACCCGGAGCGCACCCCGCAAGGAGGCATATACATTATACCACTTGCGGGGAGAGAATGCAAGGAGGATATTACAATGACAATCTATGAACGCATGGCAAAGGAGCTTGAAGCCCGCAAGGATCGCAGCGCATGGAGCAAGGGCGTTACCGTTTACGCCCTCGAACTGGTGGAACAGCTGGCAGAAGCTGCCGAGGGCGGTTACATCGACGCGGAAGGCCTGACAGCCCCGCGCATGCTCCGCAAGGCCCTGTTGAACGGCGCAGACGATTGGAGCGCCTACAGCTGGGGCGGCTGCTCCTTGATCTATGATGGAGACATTGCCGAGCGCCTGTGTTGCCCGTCCGAACTCAAGCGCACCCGCAACGGAGAGCGCAGGCCCAACAGCCGGGAAGAATGGCTCGACACTCAGGCCCGCGCACTGTCCCAGGCAGAAGCAAGAGTGCGGCGCGTCATGCGCGACGTGATGGAGGGCTAAGCGATGAACATTAACCAAATCATGAGCGAGCTAGCCCAGTATATCCGGATGCAGGAAGAAGCCGCCGCAATGGTGGAGAGCCTGAAAGATCAGCTGAAAGCCCAGATGCAGGCCGCAGGCGTGGACACGCTGACAGGCGACGAACACAAGGCCACATATAAGGCCGTCACCAGCTCCCGCGTTGACACGTCCGCATTAAAGCGAGACCTGCCAGAGATCGCAGCCCAGTACACCAAGACTACAACCGCCCGCCGGTTTACGTTTGCATAAGGAGGCGCTACAATGGCACGATACCAGATCATCACATACAACGAGGACACCGGCGCGGACGAGCGCCGCGAGTACTCCCGCAAAGCTGACGCAATACGCGATGCAAAAGCCCGGTGTTACTTCTCCGCCAGCAGATACGGCACCGACTGGGGCGTTATCGTCTACGACCTCAAGGCCCGCCGGATCGTTTTCTTGATCGGCGATTTCCCGGAGCGCCACCGCCCCACAGAGGAGGCGAGCTCATGACCCTGCTTTTGATCCTCGCTTTCCCTCTGATGGTGCTTGTCGAGATCGTCAAGCGGTCTAATTGACAGGCGGCCGCCAACATGCTACAATCAAACTAACGGACAGGGCGCAGGCCCAGAAGGAAGGTAAAAATGAAAGAATTGATTCCGGTAGATTCCTGGTGGACCGCTCAGCCTATCGACCCAATGCCCATTTACGACTTGGGCGGCGTCCTCTACTGCGCCGCCGGGTGGAATGGAGAAGCCTATACCCGCGCTTTCCGCGTTTTGAACCGCTACGAGGTGGACGCGGAGAACCCGCAGGAAGTGACGCTGCGCCCCGTCTACATCTTCCAGGCCGAGGGAATCGACCTTGACGGCGTGGAAGAAAATTCCGACGAGTGGAACCGCGTTACAGCGTTTGCAGATTTCGACATTCTATAAACAGGAGCCGCCCACGCTGGGCGGCTTTCCTTTTGCCCTGGTTTACCTCCACCAAACCGCCGCCAGGCCACGCCCAAAAGGGCGTTTTTCTTTTGCTCTAATACTGGACGTTTTAAGCCGCTCTGACGGCGTTTTCATCTGTCCCGCTATTCCTATATTGCCACGCATGCAAACGCCTTACGATGGCATTTATTTTCCGTTCTGTTGGGCGTTCTTTTTGCCCCCTGTTTTGCTATCGCTGCGCCGCCAGAAATCGAACATCCGTTCTTTCACGCCGTTTTCGGAAGGATTTCCGCCGGATTTCCCGCGAAAAACACATCAGGCTCCCGACGGATTCTGCGCCGGGGAGAGCCTGTCATAGTCGCGTGATAGTCGCTGAGATAGTCGCGAAAGTCGCAGACCATAGTCGCAAAAGTCGTTCACAATACTCCAAAATAGCCGCTTGTACGAGATTCCGTGTATAAACCCCGTGTTTTTTCTCACCCGTTTTTCGAAGTGTACGGGATTCCGCTCAGTTTTCGTCGACCTCCGCAGCGATATCGGTAAGATATTTCTGTTGCAAGTCCTCCGGCGATAGTTGCTCACCCAAAGGCTGGTTGGGGGTCAAGACCACTTCCTGCTTGTCCTGATAGCCCATGTTGTTTTTCATCAAAAAAATACCCGCAACTGGATTTATCTTGCCGTTTTGCATATAATCTTCCATCTGTGCGTTCAAAATTTGGTACGCCTTTTTCAGCGTGTGGCGCACTCCGGCGGGCAAGATTCGGCTTCTATTCTCTCCCGTCCCGTTTGTCCACCGCGTCAAAGTCTCCCGTGAAACACCAAAAGCAAGCGCTAAGCCTGCTACACTGGGCTTCATGTCGTTCTCTGCACACAAATTGAAGTAGTCTGCAATTCTGGTAGATACCTGTTCTACGCTCTCCATATCGGGATCGTCCCACTTGAACATGGTAAGCGCGTGGTTCAGATACTTTGTGTTATCGCCGGGATTTGTCTGCACGGCGCAGTCGGGGCGTTTATTGCCTCCTGATCCTTTTGGCCTTCCACGTCCGCGCTTGGGCGTTACCTCCATGTCTATAACTTTATCGTTCATTCTCCGTCTCCCTCTTGCATCTCTCGATCTACGGACACCAGGCTCTGGAAGCAATGAAAGTCGTCACAATACCCACAGGTGGCGGCAATGTCCTGATGCTCTTTGTCCTTATGCAGTTTGCAGCCCTCGGGGCCAGCGGTAACGCGCTTACCGTCAATTACGGCCGTACCGTGCTTGGCGTGGGTGCAGAAGTCGCAGCATGGCGTGCAGTCTTTGCCGCAAAGAATCATTTGCCATCCTCCTCTACCAACTCGCTATCCACCTGTATCAAGTCGTGGCTGCTGTCGCCTACATAGAAACGCGCCGTTTTGCCGTTTACCGTGCAGGTGCACATACCGTATTCCTTGGATATGATCTCCGCCGCTACATCGGACGGAACGCAGGTGATCCGATAGCATACAAACGTCTGCGAATGTTCTTTCCCTTTGATGTCGCGGTATCTGTCGTGTAAGCTATTTTTGACCAGCAATGCCTTAATGTGCCGATCCAGTTCGTGGATGTAGACATCAAGCGCACCGTCTGGCGTTTCGCCTTTTTGCATGATTATGTTGCAGTGCATATCATTCTCCCAGAATACCGCTGATTGTGTCAGCATTCGCCTTGATGATATCCATCACGATGTCGGACTGGATATTGTGCGCAAAAACGGCCTTGTCTGTTGCGTCGGCGTTGTAATAACCTGTGAACACCGTGCCGTCAGCTTTTGTCGCTGCAAAGCAAATACAGCTAGGGTCAAGCCCTGCGATAGTTGCTATGCATTCTTCAAGCCATTTGGCGTATGGCTGCTTTGTAATATCGTCCATGCTATTCTCCTCTTTGTTCGGCTTCCCGCTTAGATTGTCACACGCTCATGCCCGCTTGAGGCCCCGCAAGCATCTCAAGCGCCACCGTTCGGTCACGGCAAGGAGGTCGCATCCTCACGCGCAGTTTTCAGCGAGCATTGTCATTCCCACGTCGGGCATGCCGATACGCTCCGACATTGTCCGGGCGCTACCCGGCCTCTGGTGCAGCATTGCAGTCCTGCCCTGCTTTAGCGCTTCGGGGAAAGTCCCCGTCACTCGCTGTGGTCTCCCCTTACGGGGCACCTATGCCGCATATAGTGCGCTTTCTTTCGGCTTCCGCCTATCCGCCTTGAGGAATACGCACAACCCTTCGGAGCTCCACGGTAAACGCATGGCGGAGCGCCTACCGCTTCAATGTTCTGGCACACTTTCGGGCGGGACGCTATGCCACTTGCCCACGGTAGTGCCGCACCGCTTTTTTCGTCGCGGATTCCGTCTCTACAGGCTCCGTATTGCCCAGCCGTTTTCTATGTGTCGGCACACTGTGGCCGGATGGGAGTGGCGACCTCCCGCCCCTTATCGTGGGGTAGCTCACGCAGTCCGGCGTATACCCGTCATATACCGCTGGCGGGTAAGCGGTTGAAAGGAAAAGAGGCCCCTAATGGGCTATGGCGGCATTGGCCGGACTCGAACCAACAACCCTTCGGTTAACATCCGAATGCTCTACCATTGAGCTACAATGCCGTGTGTGCCCGCCGCCGTGCAACGACGGGCCACAAAAAGGAGGGAGAATGAAAAATGAATGCAGTTAAAACAAACGAATGGAGGTGTTGTAAGGCTGCACGTCCTCATAACTATTGTACCACACTTTTTGCAATGTTTATAGTGCAAAAACGCGGATTTTCTAAAGTAGTTATTCTAATTAAACACTTTTGCTGCATTTCAGTTTATAGATTTCATTTTCCAGTTCATCCACAAGCTTATCCCTCGCCTGATAGCGCCCCCAAAGCGCCAATATGGTTTGTTTCGCCTCATCCAGCGCCTTGATTTGGCGGTCGATGTCAGCTTGGTTCACGCCGTATCAACTCCTTTCCGCATTGTGGGCAGTAATTGCTTTTGCTGCCCGTCACAAGGCCACAGTAGGGGCACTCGATCCGTATCGCCCATTTGGGCCAATCTTTTCCCTCTGTGGACTTGTCGCGTATAATCCATTTATCCATTACACATTTGGCTCTTTGCGCTCTCCGTAGCTACAAAAGTCTGTGGGGTTTCTGCGCGGCGTCAAGCTTCCGCACACCACATAGCGGCTAAAGCAAAAACCATCGTCCCTCGTTCCTTTTTCCCAAAAAATGCAGTCCTTGCACAAAACTACGGCAGGCGAGACTTTCATTATCGCAGTCAACCCATCAACATCTACGTTGCGGTTGCTTGCAACAATAGCGTCAATTGCGTCTTGCTTCTTGATATATTCAATTTTTTTCATTTACACTTCCTCAAAATACTTTACATCTCCGATACTGCAAACGTAAATCTGCCCCTCGTGGTATTCGCTGTGTCCGGCGATCTGGGGATTATAAAACACCGTCGCATTGCCGATGTCGGTAAATGTCTCACCGTACACAAACACCTCGCAAAAGGCGTTTCGCGCCGCGTCAGACACCCAGCTTGCCGGGGTGGTATACTGATACTCCCTGCATACGTCCTCCGGCGTGTAGCGGTTCCTGTGGCGATTGCAAGCGTTAAGCAGGGCTTGTACAATGCCACGGCATTGGTCGGCATCGTTCCCCGCTTCTGCGGTGACGATCTGGAGAACTCGCGTCACGTCGTAGCCGAATGTCTCAAACTCCCGGTCTGTGCCGATGGCGGCAATCACCGCCTCCGCGCTTTTCTCCGCTTCGTCCGGGGCTTCGTATGCTTCTTCGTGTGGGCCGCCCTCGATCACCAGAATCGTGCGCTCCTCGCGCTCCGGCTCCTTTGCAGAAAAGCCGGTCAGCACCACCATCGCCGCCGCCAGTATCAGCAGCACCCACGCTGCGGCGATAATGCGGTCATTTGTCGTTGGTTTCATTTGTTTTATGACGCTATTCCTCCTTTCTCTCACCGTATGAGCAGAAATCGTCATACCCGCTGGCAACCATCCGACAAGCGTATGTTTTGAACTTGCGGCAATCGCGGCACCGCACCACTGACTCCACATCGGCCGGAAACATATCCGCAAGCGCACGTTTGGCATCCGTCATAGTAGCCGTGGGCTTTGTCACTTCTATATGGGTCAGCCGCGCAATCGCTACAGACTGGTCAATGTACTTCGCCATCACTCCACCTCCCTAATCTCGTCCTCGCCGAACTCCACGCCGTCATTGATACACTCCAAGACGCTTTCAACAAAGGCCTCATCGGCACAGGCGTTTAGGTACCTGATAACCTCGTTGGCTAATTGCATGATGGTTTGTTTACTGCTCATCGCCTCACCTCCTCAATCCGCCCCACCAGCCGCTCCAATTTGTACCGGCAGAATGTCTCCACCTGTCCCGCGCAGTCGAACAGCATCACCATCTGCTGAAGCATGATCTGCACGTCGGCGATCTCCTCCGCAATGTGGGTGGTGTTCTCCTGCCCTCTGCTGTTTTTGCAAAGCTCCTTTGTCAGCTCGCTCATTTCCTCGATGGCCATTGTCACCTGTAATTCCTTCCCGAAGGTTTCCAGCGCCGCCTGACAAATTGCGTTATCGTCTAGCATCATTTTGCGGTCACCACCGTATCAGCGCCCTGTACAGTTACCCAGCCATGCTTGAGACGCGCCTCCGCTTCCTTCATCTGGATTAGCTCCGGCGTAATGGATTCCGCAATGGTCTTGTTGGATTCTGCCTCAGCTTCTGCCTCAATGATCTTTACAGCAGCCTCAGATTCAGCGATAACGCGATTTGTTTCTGCCTGCGCTTCCGCCGTCTGTTTGGCAAGTTCTGCGATCTCTGCATCCTGCTTGGCCTGCTCTTTTGCCCGTACTTTTTCCTGCAACGCGGAATCCAGTTCCACGTCAATGATCAGGGCGCTGGACACGTTGATACCATACTCTGTACTGAGCTTCTCATTCAGGTAGTCGGTAATAGCCTTGTTTACCTCCGACTTTTTGTCGGAATAGATATCCATAACGGAGAATCTGGGGGTAACTTCCTTCACATAGGCGATAATGCTGTTCTGCACGCGGCCCTCTACAATGGCCTCGCCGTCCATGCCATTAAATTTCTCGTACAGGCTCACCACGCGGTCAGGCAGGAAATTGTAGTTGACCGTCAGGTTAATGCCCACCATGCCGCCGTTGGCAGGGGCATCAATATGCCAATCTGCATGTTCGTCTGTGTTGTAGTCAGAGGGATCGTCGGAAAAAACAATCTGCTGCTGACTAACGGGAAACTGCTTGACGTGCTTCAATGGTGATAGCCAATGCCAGCCCTGTGTCAGCGTGTTTTGCTCCACGCCCTTTGCGGAATACACAACGCCCACATAGCCCACCTTGATTCTTGTCAGGCAGATGATGCAGAAAACAGCAACAACCACCGCCAGCACGGCGGAAACAGCAATAGCGATACCTTTTTTCATGACTTTTTACCTCCAAAAATGTTATAAATTACGACAAACGATACGCCAAATACAGTGATGAATAGTGTGATGATCTCTTTCATCTTTTTCCCTCCGGCGTACTTAACGCCGCCAGATTAAACCGCAGCCCCTCATTGGCCTGCCGCAGCGCCTCTATCTCCCGCTGCTGGTTCTCGATCAGGTCAGCGGCAGCAAACTGCAATTCACTTTCGCAATCATCGCCCGCCGCAGGGCACTCTGTACAGTGTTCGCAAGAATCTTCACCGTTAAATGCACAGCACCGCAGCGCGGTCACGATCTCATCTCTTGTCATGTCATTCCTCCCCAACCCATCTTTTTGTCACCGCGATGGGGAACGGCTCGATCTCGCTTGCCCACCGCGCCGTGCCTTTGCCGTGTATCCGCTCCCAGATCAGCGGGAACCCTCCGATGCCATCAAATAAGCTACCCAGCGTCGCGTCCTCCGGCAGATACCGCGCCATGCGCCGCAGCATCCAGTCCCAGAAGGGCAGGGCGATGGAGTTGCCCAGCGCCTTGTACCGTGGGCTGTCCGCACTTCCTTTCACTTTTATTTCGCGCCCGCGTTTATCTGTTTTAACCCAATCTCCAATATCCGTCCATCCGTCCGGGAAGCCTTGCAGCCGTTCGCATTCCATCGGCGTCAATCGGCGCACGACCATGTGTGTGATGTCAAGGTCTGTTCCGTCCTTAAAGTCCCGTTGCTTGCAACTGCTTGCAACCTCGGCGGCGCGGTAATCTCCAAACCCGTTCATCTGGTATGTAAGCGGCACTTGATTGCCGCCTGTCCCCATTCGAGCCTGCAACGCCGGGACCTGCTCTCCGCACTCGCGGATGACGTCACAGGCGTGTGTCATGTCCAGCGCCACCACTGCCGGGGTTTGGTTCGTCCCGCTGGGTGCCGCCGCCAGCGTGGGCGACACTTCCTCACCGTACCCGATGCCGCCCGCCTGTGCGCCCTGTCCGGCCTTAAATCCGGCACATAGCACGGCTTCGCGGTTCAGACCACTGTTTTCACGGGAACTGAGCGTAGGCGAAACGCCGTTACCATCGTACACGCGCTGGCTCTGTGCGTCCCAAGGTGTCATACAGTCCCCGACTGCCGGATTAAAACCGCTTTCAGCAGCTTCGGCAGGTCCTTCCCCCGCCGCTCCGCTCTCCGCAATATCCCCTGACACGCTTTTGGGGTCAAATTGTATTTCGGATGCGGTGTCTCCTCCAAAATCTGCGACAACCGAGATACGACGACGGCGTTGGGGCACTCCCCAGTGTTGCGCGTCGTGAGTTCGCCACACCACGCTCCATCGTCCTCCCATTTCATCGTGATACCCTCCCCAGGTAGGCCAGCCCTTTTCAGGCACTTCAATACCGGGGGTTTCCGGCTCGACGATTTTGATGATCTCTTCGAGCACGGCTGCGAAGTCTTTTCCTTTGTTGCTGCTAAAGGCTCCGACCACGTTTTCCCACACGAGATACCGAGGTCTGACCATGTCACCTGTCCGTCCATTCCTTTTGTCCGCCTCCCTCATTTCTTTTACGATGCGCACCTGCTCCATAAACAGACCGCTTCGCGCTCCCGCCAAACCGGCGCGTTTCCCGGCGATGGATAGATCCTGTCTAACAAGGTGAACCACCTGTAATACACCAAACGGGTTCAATCTCTGCCCCATTTATTTTCGTAATATCGCCTAAATGTTTCACCTAAATCACCTCCTAATCTCCAAACACAACGCCGCACTCATCCTTCAGCACGTCCTTGATGTGCTTCCGCTTGATGCGGCCTTCGTTTATCTCCTCTGCCAGCTTTTCCAGGCACTCGTACAGATACGCGATGCTGTGGGTGTCCCGGCTGTCCTCGGTCTGCTCCTGAATGTGCCAGCCGCATTTGTCCATCAGCACCATTGCCACCATGTCCATGTTTTCCTGCGTTCCCTTCAAGCGGCCTTGCATAATCAGCCGCTCATCACGGGATAGATGCTGCTTACCCATCATTCGGCCTCCACCGGTTTGCCATCTACCAATTTGTACCAGGTGTCTGCCTTGATGTCCTCGCCGTCTACGACAAATGCCAGCAATTCTTTGATGTCCCAATTGTCCGCGTTTTCCTCACAGATCACCAGCACAGCACCAAAACCGCCTTTAATTTTCACATCGTTACCGCGAACAAGGCCGCATCCGTTTTTGCCAACAGAAACAAATCCTTTTGCGGTGGCTGCGCCGTAAGAGCCTGCGGTGGCTGCGCCTCTATCGCCTGCGGTGGCTGCGCCGTAAGCGCCTGCGGTGGCTGCGCCGTAAGAGCCTGCGGTGGCT